CATGAGATTTTTAATATTTGATTTTGCAACACTCATTGCGTGCAATTCATCGAAAGTCTCAGTCATGTCGTAGTATTCGGCGTGTCTGAGTTGTTTGTTCTTTAAGCTAATTCCTTTTGTGTTAGTCATGGTTTTATCACGCTCCATTCTGGTTCGTGACCTTTTTAGTCTTACGAGAATCCATGATTTTAAATAGGTTTCTTATATTATAAATAACGACTTGAGCCTGTTCCTCCAATTTCATTACGAAATTTTCACTGGTCGTGGCTCTACTTTCACATCTATTCACCTAAGTTATAACCGATTTCGGTTTTTCCTTAGAAACACATCTTCGGTATGCTCCCTCCGTGCTAGATGCTTCCCCTGTTCCTTACTATCTATCCATAGATTTCAACTTAGGTGCTTGCTTTTGCCTGTTGACTACTCCATAGCCTTTAACCATGCAAGGTTTTTCATAGAAACACATTTTTACTCAACCTCGAGTCAATGGAAAGAGGACGTATCCCCCTTCCCCCTCACATTTCTATGAGTTATTCGTTTCAGACATTCCATTCGCAAGTTTGTCAGATAATCAAATCATTCTCACCTTATTGAACTTTTTAGGACACCCGACATATCAGGTACATACCCTACCTCTAGAGCACTTGCGTGGTAGATACGTATCGTGTCTTTCCTTACGGTACCCTTCTGCCGACTTCAGCGAGCTTCATACGCGTTTGGATGCACATCCTACTAACGCATGTCGCAGTATCAGTGGAAACCCTTCAGGGCGTTACCCCGTCATTTGATTTCTCGATAGTAAAGTTATTCCAATGTTCGTTGGAACTAGCCTCTTTTATCCTTAGGCTAAACAGGTCACACTATTTCCAAATTCATCTAAAATAAAATGAATCCTACGGTGACATTTATCTCCTTTAGTCTTAACACATTGCGTAGATAATTCTTTATACAACTGACTAAGAAAGATGCTAACAATGATATGGTTAGATGGATCATAATCAGGCGTTAACATAAAAATAGCCATTGGTTTATCGGTATAGTGCATCCGAATAGACTCTACTAATAAGTTACTTTTCTTCTCATCTAATGTTAGAACGGCTTCTTTTTCTAGTTCTGGCAAATGAGTTTCTCCTCGTTTTTTTCGATAAACGATATTTCCCTCTTCGTCTTTCAATACTTTTTGAGAAAACTCATACCAAGCAACATATTGTTTTCCTTGATGTTTGTATTTTAAGCAAACATGATCTCCCTGCTCTAAATGACAATCAAAGTTGATTTCACAAAAACCACGATAGCCAACTTTGACTCGTTCCTCGTGAAATTTCTTTCCCTTATGATAAAATTCCACGACAATGCGTTGATTTAATAGGCTTTCATGTAATTTGAGATCCAAATACTTCGGAAAACCAATGGACTTGTAATCAATGGTCGATTGAGAAGTCATCTTCGCAATTTTCGTTAGGGTAAATGGATTCAATCCTGTAATTGCCGTAGACAAGATATTCCCTTTCGCTTTATCAGATCCAATTTTTGTTGCCCCATATTGTTTTTTTGCTATATTTCCAGGGGGTAACTGATTCATGAACTCATCTAAGGCATTGAGCTGCTTGAATTCATTCTCAGGATCTGGATAATAATTAAAACCGCCAATTTCTGAAAGTAGTTCAACGAGATTATTTGGTGTTAATTTGGAGTAATCCCCTGTTTGATCCGCTTGTTCCAATAACGCAAAAATAAGCGCATTGACAGCTTTCTGCGCATTTTCGTTAAAGTATTTATTGTCTGAAGCATTTGCATCATAATAAATCGTATTCGTAAAAGTATTAGTTAACTGTGTTGCTGTGTCTATGTCTCCTCGCTTCCAGTATTTCACAATGAGTGCCAATGGATTATCACTCATTGATTGCAGTGGATCGGTGATATTAAAGGCATACACATCATACCCTCTAGCTTCTAGTTCATCTTTACTAGCAACATATAATTCTGTTTTTGGATCATTAACAACCATTGAACTTTGTCTTTCTGCACGCGACAAATTGTCAATGGTTGCTAAAACTTCTATCTGGCCTTTCCCTGAACGGGAAGTACCAACAATACAAGTATTTACTGTATCCGTCTGAATATACCAGTACTTTTTATAATGAGTAATTGGTATTCCGCCATAACCAGGAAAACTTCCCTTTGATTCTGGTATTTGCGGATAAATTTGTTGGATTTCCTTTAACGTTTTTAATCGGTTATCTCCTTTTTGCCCATCTGCTAGCGGACGAAACCACATGTCCATTTTCAATCCCATAAGTACAGCTGGAACAACACAAATCGTAGAAACAACTAAACGTGTGCCTAAACTTGTTGTTGGGGTCAAAGGATTCCAAAAACCAGTTGAATCAAAATGGAATAACTGCGGCATTTCTTGTAACTGAAAAATATTCACTCCTTGTAAACTTCCTGGAATAATCTCAAATCGATGAAATGCTTCTGGTATTCTTGTAACAACATAGTTTAAAGGAAGATAAGCTAAGCCACTATAAAAAATCTTTTGAGAAATACGTTTGTCATGTTTTTCTGGTAGCTCTTCTCCTGAAGGAGTATAGCGATAGAAATGAGAAAGATACCTATTCTTTTCTAAATTGAATCGTTTGTCTTTTCGTCTCGTTGTTTCTCTAACACGCATTATTTCACCTCATTTGATTCTGAACTTTCGGAAGAGTTCGATTGTATAGTTGAATCGCTTGATCCTTCTTTGGTCTTACTAGAATCACTCTCTTTACTGTTTTCCATACTTGACTTTGTTGTTGACTGATTGGTACGATTCAATAATTCTTCTAATTGTTGTTCATACTCTTTTCTTGCTTGTTCCTGGGCTTCTTCCTTGATTGACGCCGTTGTGGCTACAGAATCAGCCTGTGAAGATTGATTGATATGATTAAAAGCAAATACTGTTCCTCCACCTAAAAGCAAGCTTAAACTTGCAATACATCCCACCATCCATCCGTTAAAGGAACGCTGTGGTGAAGGAGTTAAATTTGCTTGGTTGTTCACTGGCGTTTGAACAGCAGCTACTGAAGGCGTTGGTTGGGGCTGTGCTAGATAATTTAGCTGTACTTGTCGTAATGTATCCATTTGTTCTTGACGTTCCTTACGAGCAGCTGCTTCTTTTTCCTTTTCTTGCTCTAACCGTTGTTTTTCTATCGCCATTTGTTGTTCCGCAAGATCCTGTTCACGTTTTTTTAGTTCTAATTGTTCGCGCTCTTTTTCTTTTTGGCGTTGTTTTTCTTCTTGTTTTTTCAATTCTTGTTGTTGAATTTCATACTCTTTTTTCCATTTTGGAATTTGTACTTGTAATTCTTGCTGGATCTGCTCATGTCTTTCCATAAGAACTTCAGTCGTTGTTTGATAGAGCTTATTCAGTTGCTCATTTAATTCTTTGCTAATCTTTAGCTTATCTGTACGTAAACCGCGGTAGAACTCTTCTTTTCGTTCTTTAATACGTTCTTTTAACAAGTTTTCTTTTTCTTTTGATAGCGCTTCTTGATTCGTCTTAGTAAATTTGTTGATCTTTTCTACACACAAGGAATACGCATTGTCGCGTTTCTTTTCGTATCGCTCTTTGATTTTTTGTACTTCTTCTTCAATCACTTGCTGTTCTTCTTTATTTAGTTCCTCTTTTGTTCTCTCCCAATTGGACGACTGTTCCGTCGCATACTCATTTATCTCTTGATCAGCGGGTCGCGGGTTCGAGCCCCTCACGGCCCATTGGGTGCCAAACCCACGTCACCAGTGCATTCTCGGCTACTTAGGTAGTTTCGAAAAGAGTGTACGTGGTGACATTTTTTATTTTTCGGGTATGAAATTCGGGTATGTATTTTAGTATTTTATTTTTTAATAACATCCGAACCAATCAATAAACCTTTGGGTTATCACAGTATGTACTCCCCTCAAAATTGAGGGGATATTTTTTATCGTTGCGGAATATTTAAATACCAACGTTTGTCATGGAAATCTTGCGCTCCACCTTTAGTATTTCCTTCTGGATCATTCGTTGCACGCATCATTACATAGACTTTCTTATTAGGAAAATTACGCATATTGAAAGATACATGATAACCAACGTTTCCAGAAGTATTATAAGCTTGATTTACATCTGGTCTATAAATTCCATCAGCTCTTACTCGAGCTAATTCTTTTCCAGTATTGTAATCCATAATGAAAATATACTCGTATTTATAGTTAGCAATGTGCCATCCAGCCACATGCAAGTTTGCGTTTTCGATTTCTCCGAACTGATCAATGTGGGCGTAATTTGTTCCATCTGTCAGTGTAGGATTTGCTGCGCCTGCTCTAGTTGGATCAATGACTGGTTTATCATCTGAAGTTGTCGGATTTTCATCGGTAAATCCATGAGCTAAATCATATGCTAATTTTTCTTTACTTACGCCCATTTCAGAAAGATAACCGTAAGGATCTGTATGATCGCCCCAAATATTTTGCGTTACCCATAAATGCGATTTGATTCCTGGTTGGTTATAAGGCGTGTCCAATGTTAGTGGAATACCATATTTTATTGCTGAATCTCTAGCCAATTCAACGTATGCCTTGTAGTTTTTCTCAAACGTCGCTTTATCATGTGTGTGTTGTAACTCAATCTGCACGGGACTGTTAGCATTAGCATACGAACCAGCACCGTACTGTACATAACCAGGTTGTCCAACTTGGTAAACAATTCCACCGTCTCCCACAATATAAGCAGTATAAGCACTAGTCCATGAACGTTGCATATACTGCGCTTCATTGCGCCCTGTTGCTGTTTCATTAGCCGTTTCATGCAGTAAAATGTACTGATTATTTGCTACTTGTGAGCTACCTTCGTTTGGGCCCAAATTAAATTCATTGTTAATCGTATAGGCAAACCCATTAATTGGCAATAAAAAAAGAGCCGTTAATAGGCTCATCACAGTAATAGTAATTTTCTTTTTCATTTGTTTCCTCCTATTTTTTCAAATTATAAGCCGACACACCAGTGATAACGCCTAAAAATGTTGCTGCTGCATTGATAGTCAGCACTGTCATATCTGTTCCATTCCATCCATACGCTTTCCCTAACGTGGCTACTAACACAGAAGCAGCTGGTAATACTGTTAAAACCGTCCATTTAATGACTTGATAATACTTATCTGGTAAAACCATTTCTTCTCACCTCCTTTACAATTTAGTCAAGAAATAGCCAATGATTGTAATGCCTAAACCGATCATGTAACCCCACGACCATTTATTATTGGCTTTCATTTCTTTGATATCTTCCGCATTATTAAGCGCAATAGAGTATGCCTGATCCGCTCTATCTTTTGCACTTTCAGCTTTTTCGCGTAATGATTCGTAATTATCCAACTTCGTTTCAATACGCACTAAGCGTTCTACCACGTCTTGTATTGCTTCGTCTTTCAACCAACTAGCCTCCTTTCATTACAAAATAAAAAACACCCTCTATTGAGCGTGTTGGTAGCAAAATTATAAATATTGTATTAATCAGATAGTCTAGTCAAGACTAAAGTACGGCAAGATGTAAATTGTAAAATTCCATCTGCAACGCCGATTTCAGTACGCATATTTAGTACATCGTTTACCTCTAAATCAGTTACGATGTTTCCGCTAGCTGCAAATCTATTTTGCAAGGCGTCGACCCCATAAGATACTAAATTATCAACAGAAGTTCCATCTTTATATAAATCAGTATATAACCATGAAGCATATTTCCCGCCCAATTGCACACGTATTTGCGCACTAATTGAATACTTACCAGCTTTTAAGCATTTAACGTATCCGTTAGATTGACGTTCGAAATGTGTTTCTCCTACAGCTGTAGTAGTATACCCTGTTCCTACTCCATACTCCGCTACTTTCGTTTTGTTAGAGACTTCACCTTGTGCGCCATAAAATGTGGTAGTAGCTGTATCATTAATGCGTTCATCGATCTTATTGTCTAATTCATCTATAGCAGTCGCATTAGCGTTCGCTTTTGTTTGAGCATCCTTAGCTGTGGTGTCTACCGCATTAATTGAATCTGTCAACTGCGAATTAATCTCCGATACTTTCCCATCGGTATAATTGTTTGCTTTACCTGTGATTTCAGAAATTTTAACATCTGTAGCAAGATTGTCTTCGACATATTCTGGTTCTAGATCCCACACGTAGTCTTTTGGATTATTTGAGTCTCGCATGCCGATTCCTCGGTATTTATATTGCTCAATATTCGGGGTTCGTGTGTCGCCTTTTTCAAATTTAAACCAATCAATCTTACATGAACCTAAACTTGTATTTGGTACTTGATATATGAATAGATTACCATTAATACCAGTAGCTGTTTTAGTTGCTTTAAATGTTAATTGCCAGACATCAGTAAGTCCTTCAACTGGTTTCATATCAAGAAGGTTAACGGTAGAGCCGCCAGTTTCATATTGTACAAAACATCTGAAAGTTTGGGTTGATGGTTTAGTTCCTTTGAGTGTAATAGTATATGTTTGATCTACAAGTAATTTTTCATTCAATTGTTTAGTTGTAAGTAAATATGAGCTACTTGTAACTCCTGTTGGATCAATTAAATTTTCACCCAACGGCACTTTACCTAGCCAGTAAGGGTAATCTAATAGATTTGGTTGGTAAGGTGTTAATGTCGTACCTTCTTCAAGTTTAATGTTGTATCTAACATGTAACTTACCTCTAGTTGCACTAGACGGAAAATAAAATTGAATTGCACTTAATTTAGATTTACTTGCTTGTTCTGGTACAACACCACTAGTGTAGTTATATCTTTTCCATTCACTAGTTGCAGTATTTGATACAGTGTCAAACAATGCTGTTATAGTACCGTCAGCAGCGTTGTAAATTGGTCTTATTTTTACATTTGTGAATGTGCCTGTTTCAGTTTTCATTTCTAAACTCATATTGTATCGTTTACCACCAATTAAACGAGGTAAATTAGGCATGTAACATATCAAATCAGTAGTGACATTTGTTACATCTATTTCAAAATAATCACCTTTATCAGTAACTTGTTTTGGTACAGGTATCATTGAACCACTTTCACCACTTAATTTTGAAAAATCTAAATTAAGCATTAGGTTAGGATTCCCACTATAATCATAGTCACCGAAATCGATGCTGTTACTGTACATCACTTGTAAGTTACCTAATTTAGAAATTTCTTCTTTCAGAGCATCTAACTTGTCTTGTAGAGTTTTAGCTTGACCAGTTAAATCAGTAATCTGTTGATTTAAGCTATCCACTCTACCTTTGATTTCAGCCATAAAAGCATCAAAAGTTTCGTTGTACTTTCGAATCAACTCTTCCAATTGCGAAACATATTCATCAGCTTGGCCTTGCGAAATGTCAGACACTCCTAGTGAGAAAAAAATGATATCTTGCGTTGTTAAAATTTGATTGTCTTTTCTATATTCTACGTAGCAGTGTTTATAATATCCTGCTTCACTCATAAATGTGCCATCAAGAGAAAATGTGACTTCTTCACTAGTTACACTAGTTGCAACACTATCTACATAACGGTTAGATGGCGTTGTTCCTTTTAAAGTAAATGTTCCGCCACTCGTATCCATCTGCAAGCCATTTAAAAATGGTTTAACAGTCACCGTAATTCCTTTATCACCTTGACGAGCCATAATAGCTTTGGTGTAGTTTAATTCTTTGCTGAAATCTAAAGCCAAATTATATAAACTGCTAGCCATTTATATACCTCCTTGTCTTCGTTTTAAAAACGTTTTTGGTCAAGCACTGTGCTATCATATGCTGTATCCTCTTTTAATCTAATATCTTCATACCCTAGACGGTGTGCCACTAAATTCCATCTAACTAATACGTTTGGCTTACTAGTTTCAATGATGAAATGGTCAATATCTTCATGAGTAACAGCACACAAAACTAGTTCTGTAGGTGTCACATGTGTCATATACCGACTTAGATTTACTGTCTCAGCAAACATGGGATCAATATCAACACGAACTTTACCATCATCACCTGTAACGGCTTCTCCATAATCAGCGAAATAATATTCTGGAGTTTCATAAGCGTTCAATAGTCGTTGTCCATAATGTTCTGTCGATACGGTTGAGTTTTTAGTACCTCTAACAGTAAAATCTTTATATACTTGTACCGTTGATTGTTCAAACCTAGCAAGTTTTCCATCTTCCCATGAACCAAAAAAACAACCTGGCAACGTTAGCATACCATCACTAGTAAATTTCATAGTCCTACCAGCTACCTTAAATTCCCATGAGTTACCCGCACTACCATCTATACCCAAAGAATCACCGTCGCCAGAAGTTACATAACTAGCATTACTATATCTGAAATTTGGCGCACCAAAAGATAAAAACGGTCTGTTATTGCCATTATCCCACGTACTAAAAACCAAGTTGCCCTGTGGATTTCTAATCATGAAACCACCGCCAGTTTTCATGGTGTATGATACAATACCGGCATCAGCACTTACATAATCACGTGCTTCTAGCTCCATAATATCTTTGTTAACTTTTTTTGAGTACCAAGTCATTTTGCCATTAGCAATACTTGTTCTATAATCAGCACCATCACTAATTAATGTAGTACCTCTAATAGTAATCCCTACTATCTCACCAGCTGTAATAAACGAGGCATTGAATCCGCCATCTAATGTCCATGCCGTTTCATATGTTCCATTAATGCCAGTTTTAGAAAAACCAATACCAGCGTTGTTGATTTGTAAAACATTCCTTGCGGTATTCTTATCTGGCGTGTCCATAATCAAAATACGACTAGGCGCTTCTTTAGGATCTAATAAAACATAACCCCCATTTTGCCCAGTAATCATATCAGTTTGATGATCTACAATATCATTGATTAAATCGCTGATTTCGCCACCATTTTTCAATTGATCAATGGCATCATTAATCAAATTACTTACATTATTCTCTGTATTTTCTAAGAAGTTTGTTTTGACGTTTCCTACAACTAATTTATCGTATGAATTAGTTAAAACATTAAACGTATATTCCACAATTCTTGCTGACATATTCACTTTTAACTGTGGATGATACACATCTACTCCGTCGCCCATCGAAACTTTTTCTAAATCAACAAATTTTTCATAGCCTCTCTGATGCCTTAATGGTACTAATTCAATCGAACCACTCACTTGTGGTTTTTGTTTATCTATATTTGTTTTCAACCAGTCTTTAGCAACTTCCCTTAATGTGGCTACATCAGTCGCTTTGTCTTTAAAATCAACAAAAGATACATATCCAGCAGGATAATCATCCACGTAATCCGTGAAAATGACTTCTTCTGGCAGAGTAATCTCATCCTCTCCTTCTGAAGAACTGCTAATGAATGGATAAACTCCAACTAAAACGCTTTGAGCATCTATCTCTAAGTCAAGACCAGTTAAGTTTTTAGTATAAATCGCTTTGATTTTATGATCCGTGCCTAGCCTTGTTTCATGACGTAATGTGTTATTATCTTTTAGAAATTCACCATGGAATCGATCTAGAATAGATCCCTCTTTTCCACCAAAGAATTCTAAAAAATTCGCCTTTTCTATCTTCACATTAGCAAGCATATCTACTAATGACGAGAAAGAAAACTGCGAAGGGATAGCTGGTTTCGCTAAAGCTTTTGCGTTTTGCCATGCCTGAGTAGCAGTGATCTTTTCTGTTCCACTGTCATATTTATTCAACACCGATTTTCTTATATCATTGAAAATAGGTTCAGCTTTTACTTCTATCGTATTGCCTATTATAGAAGTCTTTGCATAATAAATCCGTAGACGCTGTTTTGCTCGATTTTCATCTACATAACACTGAATAATACGTCCTTCTACAATCAAATCTGCATTAGTTCCGCTTATTGGATAAGTACCCTGAAATGTCTCGGCTCCGTTTAATTTATTGCTAACAGTGGCTGTTAACCAGTCTGACAAAGCGCCTAAACCTTGCGTATCATATAAATGTTCAACTAAATTATTCGCGTCATTTTTATCGTAAATAGTTATTAAATTATCGATCATCTATTTCACCTACCTTAACCCATTACGATAAATTTGTATTTTGCTCAAATCAGTGCAATTAAAATGATTAATATCCACTTGCAATGTCGGATATTGCATGGTCTTCATTTTGTTGGACCGATCTAAAATATCTCCGTCCGATTGCTCTTCGTAGCAAAGCATTAGATCACTATCAATGACTATGTCAGTTCCTACTACTAAGTCTTCAAAACTAAACACATAATCATTTAAGATGAACTGACATGAAGTAGCTGAAGGAGTGATGATAATCTTTGGAAAACTTTCTTCTAAACTATTATTCAGCAAACTAAATGACTGTGGTTTATCTACGGTTATAGGCACATCTTCTTGAACTCTTGCGAATGGTTTCGCAGTAATATTTACATCGAACTCTCCCCATTCAATAATATCGTTTTCTGCATCCCCAATATCGATAGTCTGGATAACGTAATAGACGTTGGGATCATCAGAGAATTCTAATTTTTTTGCATAGTTTAACCAATGACGCATGATATAAAACGATTGCTTGAACGCTTGATGGTCTTCCACATCCTCTAAATAGTTATAGTGCAAAGTAAACGACATATCTTCAAACGAATAATCTTGCACTAAGCCACCTAACCGTCCTAAAACAGAAGTTTCAACTCTCTGTCTTTTTGGAGAAGGTATGGTTGGTCTTTCCGCTAAAGCCAATTTATGCAAATAATCAGGAAATCCATCGATTATAGAATGTATACAATCAGTCATTTTTTCACATCCTTTTTAATACTAAAAAAACAGGAGAAATACTCTCCTGTTTAACGCCATGCCGAAGCATTATCATTTTGAACTTTTGTAATGCTATCAATGATTTGTTGAGTTGTTTGCTTCATAGTAACCTCATCTGCGTTACCATCAATTGTGAAATTGAATTCGTAATTGTTCACAGGTTGAATCGTTTGTGCCCTAGATGAAACTGATGTGCTACTCAAGATACGATCACCAATTTCTTGCAGCACAGATCTTTTCAAAGGTAAAACTGCTTCAGGTCCTGCTTCACCTACACCGTTCATTCCACCAAGTAAAGTTGGTTTAGTAAAGATACCACCTTTAGCATGCCAGCTTACGTCTAAGTAAGGTATTTCGCCTTTTAATGGATTGAATTTTCCTCTAATGTGAAATTCTGGCATGGGTATGTGAGGAAGAGAAATATTTAAATTATCAAAGATGCCACTGATTTTATCTCTAATCCAATCAATCGGAGCGCTAACAGTCTTTTTGATACCTTCCCAAATGTTAGCAATTGTACTTTTAACATTATTGAATATGTCGGAAACAATACCTGTTAGATTGGACCAACCGCTTGAAATTGCATTTTTTCCATCGTTTACTTTGGAGCTAATAGTGCTTGTAATTCCATTCCAAAGATTCAAAGCAGTGTTTTTGATACCGTTCCAAATTCCGCTGATCCACGAAGATATACTATTCCAAACACTTTGAATGGCACTTTTAGCTGCGTTTATAGCATTGCTTATACTACTAGTCACACTATTCCAGATATTTAATGCTGTAGAACTGATTGAATTCCAAATTCCACCTAGCCAACTAGATACAGTTGACCAAACATTTTGAATTACTGTAGCAGCTGCTTGTACCAAACTAGTGATTGTATTCTTGATACTGTTCCAAATACTAGAAGCTGTTGCACTAATTGAATTCCAAATATTTGAAGCCGTAGTACTAATGGATGTCCATATACCGTTCCACCATGCCACTACTGGATCAAATACAGTATGGAATGTAGTTACAATTCCATTCCAAGCGATGCTTATCCATTGTGTCATAGTATCCCAAGTATTTTTAAGGAAATCAGAAATAGAAGTCCAAACAGCTTGCCAAGCTGCGCCTAATAACTGTCCAGCTACATCAAAAATACCCACGATAATATTAATACCAGCTTGAATCAATGACGTTATTAATGTCCATGGTATTTGAACAATCCCTACAATGTCTGCCCAAATAATCGACCATACTTCTTTGACTCCGTTCCAAATATTTGAAACCCAATCAACGAATGTTTGCCAAGTCTCTTGGACTCCTTGCCAGATGTTGGAAGCTCCTTCGACTAATCCGCTCCATAACTCTCCAAACCAATCAGAAACGCCTTGCCAAATATCTTGAACCCAATCTACAAATCCAGACCAGGTTTCTTTAACTCCATTCCAGACTGATGAAGCTCCGTCTTTTATGCTTTTCCAGGTATCACCCAACCAATCGGTGAATTTTTTCCATAAATCACTAAACCAGTCAGTGATTGCGCCCCAGTTCTGAAACGCTGTGATTACAATCGCTATTACAGCTGCAACGCCCGCTATAATTCCTATTATTGGCAACAAAACTGTAGAACCAAATGTGCCAACTATCGTAACAACTGCGGTTATAACAGGAGCTAATGTGCTTAATAATGCTAGAATTCCTCCAAGAGCTAAAATGAAATTTTTCATTGGTCCATCAAGTTTACTCCACCATTCGGCTAATCCTTGCAAAGCTTTCGCGCCTGCTTGTAACCCTTTGATAAACACAGGCAGTATATCTTCACCCAATGAGGCATAAAAATCTTCTAACGCTTGCTTTGCTCTTGTCATTTGGTTTTCTAAACCATCAGACTCCCTACTAGCCTGACCTGTAGCACCGGCTAATTTTTGCATATCTTCAGCATATTGAACTCGAACTGCTTGCTTGGTAGCCTCATCTAAATCAGACCATTTTTGCGTTTGTGGGCCTAATTCTTCATTTATTTTATCTTGCGCATCTTTAAGTTTTAAAGCAGCCTCTCTTGCTTCTAAAGATCCTTCACCATGTTTCTTAATAGCATCAGCATACTTAGATTGTGCTTTTTCAACAGCTAACAATGACTCTTCACTGGCTTTTTTTGCTCCTTCAGTCGCTGGTATCAAGTTATGCTTAACAGCATAAGCTGCCATTTGAGTATCATTAGCAAATAAACCTATTTGTTCTCCACCTTCGTAGTTCCCTTTTATGAATGAATTAAGAGATTCACTAGCATCATCCATAGATTTATCGTAAAAAGCTGCTGCATCTGCTGCTAACTGAGTACTGTCACCAGCTAACTCCATAGCTTCTTTGGTATCATATCCAAGTCCTTTAAACATTGACGTATATTGTGTAAAAACAGGCTTGATCGTATTTGGTAACATTCCAAATTTTTCAGCCATTCCCTCAACGGCGTCCTGTGCTTCCCCTTCTAAAGAGCCAAAGACTTGCTTAAATTGAGCCTGCATGGCTTGTGCTTTTCCAGCTGCTTCGATAGACTTACTACCTACATCAATCAGCTTATCTCCGATCACTGACAAGTGATCAGTAGCTTCCATTAAATTACCCATATCAAGTTTTTTGCCGATATCGTCTACTGTGGATGTATCAACGTTTTTAGCAGCATTACTTAATTCTTCGAATTCTCTTTCCGCATCA